ATAACTATTCCTAATACCGTCACAGTTATCCAACACGCTTGCTATATGTGCCATGCTCACAAACGGCCCGTGGAATCTGGTTATTTGATCGAAGCAGGGGGATTCTATGAGCATATCTCCGCGTCCGAGGAGTTTTTCGGCTCCGTATTCGTTAAGTACGGTACGACTGTCAGCGCCAGACGGCAATCTGAGTGCAATTCTCGTAAGGATATTAGCCTTAATATCTCCTGTGATAATTTCGACAGAGGGACGCTGGGTAGCACAGATGATGTGGATTCCTGCGGCCCGACATATTTGTAAAAGACCTCGTATTCCTTTCCCATGACTTCGATCCTGCATTAGCACATCTGCAAGCTCATCTATAACAACTACATAATACGGAAGTTGATGATCGCCCAGCGCATTATACTCAGAAAGATTCCGTGCTATACCCTTCATCTTTGCTGTACGCTGGCGGACTATGATGTGTAGACGATCAAGTAGCAAATGTACTTTCTCCAAATCATCCGCGACCTCTACTACATGTGGGAGGTCTGCGAATAATGTGAGGTCAAGCTGCTTGGTGTCTACAAGCATCATTTTAAGTTCATGCTTTGATTTTGCTGTTGCAAGTCCACTAATAATAGCCGCGAGTAAGACAGATTTTCCAGCGCCTGTGCTACCTGCAATAAGAATGTGCGGCGATTCTGTAAGATCAATATGTTGCTCATTACCTTTTGTATCAACACCAAGCATAATCGGTAACTTGCATGTAGTATCCTGCATAAGAGAATGCAAGCAAGAATCGTAAGATACGACAGTTCTTTTCTTATTCGGAATCGCAATCGCAATTGAAGCCCCCTTTCGTGTTATAAGTACACTCGGTGCTCCAACTGCCAGCGCAAGGTCTTCCTCCGCTCGCATTATTTTGGAGATAGGAATATCAGCACCGAGATGCATGTAATAGGTTGTGACTATTGGCCCCGGCTCGACACTCTCGAAGTTCGCGCGAATACGTAGCGCAGAAAGCTTTTGAGATAGGAGCGCGGTGATAAGTGCTTGTTCTTGGGTGGGTGGCACGCTATCTCCTAATTCAAATCAGGGTGAATATCATTCATCTTAGATTCAAGTAAGTGCAGACGAGATTTTATGTCCTTATTATTACGAAATCTCGCAGCAGCGTTTTGGCATAGGATGAATAATATGTTTAGTATCAAACGCTCGCGCTTTGTGCATGATTGTTTTTGCTCTTGCGTTATCGCCGTCAAAAATTCTGTTGGTGTGTTCATGCTATTTCCCTTGTATTTGATCCTTGAAAGACTTATCCGCAAGCATATATCGAAGCCCAGGACTCAGATATTTGAATGCAGTACGGAAATTAGACTTCCCGCGCTCGAATTGCAAGAATATGCCATTGCAGTCGGAGGCGAGCTTTTGCATAAACTCGCTGCCATAGCCAGAGCCGATGAATACTGTGTCTACCGGAATCTTAGATTCCACACAGAAATTATAGTCTACGTCTGAATAGAACTGCGGACACCCATCGCTGAATACAATCGCACGTGTGAGCTTATTCGCGCGCAGCATCTTACTGAGCTTTTGAATCAACGGAGTCCCACCTGTTGCGTGGATACCATTGATAAGCATAGCGAGCGCAGGAAGATTCGTACTAAGCGACAGCTCATCCGCGTTCATAGGATATACACATACCGCGGTTTTATTCGGTTCGCAGTAGCGTAAGAATTCCTCGCATCCTACATGCGCGTCTTCGATCATATCCGTTCGCATAGAACCAGAATCATCAAATACTATTCCAATCCTATGCTCCATCTGCCCCGGTTTTAGCTCCTGCGGCAACCCAAGCTCAGACGCGAGCTGTGCTTTCCGCGCAGCCAATCCGGTAAGAATTCGCCCGTTGCTAGAGACGATTGGTTTCTGTATTACTGTGAGACTGGGCATACAAGTGCCTCCAATTATCTGCATATCACCACGCTCTCTTTTGTCGTTCGTAGATTCCTTTGACGTAACCGTATTGTTTTACAGTGATTCCAGCACATTTGTTCTTGCGGAGCTTGGTGTATAGCGCAAGTTCATCAGCTTCCAAGAGATTCACAGAAAGCGCAAGTATCATCGAGTGCGCTGCTTGCTCTTTATAATACCTCCGCCATGTTTTATCAGCGTATGTAACTGCGCCGAGATAGTCAGGATAAAAGCGATGTGCGCCATTGAAATCGACATTCCAATATGCGCCCTGTTTACGAATTATGAGTTTCATATGCTCCTTTCTTCACAAAACTGAAATTCAGCCAACCTAAATATAAATTCACATTAAATCTGTTGTTGCCATATACAAAATTCCAGAATTTATCACATGGGTCAGTCCATATTGATAGACGGCCTACTATTATAGTTAGTCCGCCCGCAGTATTACGCTTGATTCGCATTATTTGCCTCCTGTCTGGTGGCTCGGTGCGTCGTGGGGTAGGCCACAGCGTGTCGTCTCTTCGTGTTGGCAGAACACTCGAAATCCATTGCTTGAGCCTGAGAAGAACTCATGCGTCTGCGGCTTCTCCTCCGCCTTGACCGCTTCCACCGATGCGCGGAGAAGGTACTCAATCTTGCTGTGGGTGGTTCTCTCGTGTATCCATTCCGCCGCCTCTTCCGCTGCTGCTACTAGCTCTCTGACTGCTCCGGTATGCATAATTTCTCCTTAATTAGTATTGTATATACTCCAAACTCGATTCAACTCCGCCATCTTCGCAGCATCTCCACCGAGGTCAGGATGGTATCGGCGTGCAGCCTCACGATATTTCTTTTTCAGCGCGACCAGCTCCATACTCGCAATATCCTCATGGATTCCGAGTAGCTTTGCAAGCAGCACAAGTATAGACTCCTTCGTCTCAACCTCGCGTTTTACTGGCGCGTGATAGAAATTCTCTGCATAATCTTTGGGTACGTTCGCGTGCGAAGTAGAGGGCGATACTTCCTTTACCGCGAATTGTGTGGAGGTCAATATCTGTCGCAACGCGGGCCAATACTCAATCGCAATCTGCCATTTGAACGTCGCGGGGTCGTATTCACGCGCGTTCGCGGGAATCATATTTTTCATAACATCTATAACTGGCTGGATGTTGTCTTTGAACCAGCCTTTGCGTGGCATGGTTATGAAATATAGTTCTACGATTGTATTGTTGTAGAGATATGTTATTCGGATTTCTTTCATGGAAGTGCGCCTCGGTTGTGCTGAGTATATCGGGTATATCGGCTGTGTATTATTTGGATGCGAGCCAGTTGGAGCTTGTGCTTGTGCGTATGCTTGTGCAAAAAATCCTGGTATCTGCGCGTTACTCTGGCCTGCTTTTAGCATTGCGGATATGCGATAAGAATCTTTCTGCGCTTGTGTGAGTACAGGACGCGCAAGAATCTCAGAATTCCACAGTGTTTTATTCTTATCCTCGCAAAATGTCCAAGTACAATGATATGCTATTTGTCCCGTGGTTAGCCGTACACCAGCTATATTCATCCCGCATCGCGGGCATTTCGCAAGTTGACCGTTACTCAAGAGTGCCATGTTTTTATAATCTCACCTTCTACCCATTGATAAATTGCTATGCGCTCGGCAGCAATTTTTATTTGACTCTCTTGTTCTTTGCGCGGTGTCCAATTACTAAGCAATCCGCGAAATAAGATGAATTCTGGTATATTATCCATTTCAGGGCTATACCATTTTTCTTTCCGGAATAACTCTCTTATCGTTTCAGTTTCAGCCATTTTATACCACTCAGGCCAACCATCTCCTTCGCCCATGGCTTGAAGTTTTGCAGCTGCTACAGATAAATCATGTCTAGCACCTTTTAGATACATTATAGCATCATTATAGTGATTTAAATCACATGCGATCATAGTTATGCTCCTACCCTACAATTAAAAATGGCGCACGCCCATTTTACTGAACGTGCGCCAGTCTTCAAATGCTGCAATCTATTGCGTATATCGTTTAGACAGTAGCCTTGTTCGCCTGCAAGCTCGCAAACACCTGCGAGATCATATCCGAACTGACTCCCATCTTGCGCAGGCTGGCGACCAGAGTTTCCTCGCTCGTGAGCTTGCGTGCTGGCGTATCCTGCACATCAGCGGTAAGATCATACGTGCCGGTGGTGGACTGGAAAACAAGCGCGGTGTCGTCCTTATCAGTTTCCAGGAATACAGAACGAACCTTCGCATCAGCAAACGCACTCAAACCGCGGTTGATAATGAAAAGCTGCGCATCAGCATCCGGGAACAGATCAGTGAATCCCGCAAGCGTACCAACAACCGGGCGAGAAACAGTCTGCTTGAATGCGATGATTTCCTTGCCGGAGTAATCAGCAGCTTCCAGCGTTTCCACACGCTTGGAGCTGGTAGTGAGGGACTTCTTCTGGATTACACCTTTCTCGTCAAGTTCGACAATAGCGGTGTAGTTCAGAACTTCGCTGCTGATTGGAAGAGTTGCGATTGTGTTAGGATCAGAGATAACTGCGGTGGTTGACATAGATTTATTACTCTCCTACGGGGGTTGCCCGTATTACTATAGTGCGCTTTTTCAGTGCGTAGCTACTTTACACTGACGACGACGCATGTATGCGATCTACTTACATTGTCGCATACATGCGCCCTCCTGTCAAGGTAAAGGTGCGGGTAAGGCTAGGATTCTTTGGCCTTTGCAGCCTTTGATTCGGTATCCGACACACCAAGATCGTAAGCGTTGTTGAGGATGTTTGCCATCTTTTGTGCAGACGCCTCATCGTAATACATTGTTGAAAGTTGCGTGTCATAGCTGGAAGTTCCAACTACATATTTTGTATGAACTGAATATTTCGCTGCCATTGTACATCTCCTGTATACAGTATTATACTCCTGTGTACGGCTATAGCTGTTGATTCAGCTAATACCTGTTATACATATTGTGCTTGATGACACTGCAGCCTTATCACAATACATATCAGTTAGGGATTCACGAGTATTCCCCGCTTAGTGCCTAGCCGTACACAGCGATATAATCGCTGGTTGATATTAGTAAAAGCATAGGAATAGAATTCCTGTAATAAACAGACAAGCGAAGATTGCACAACCAGTGCTGTTCATAATACCTCTCTGTGGTACTCCGTTAGGCTGTTATTACTTCTGTGCATCCAGAACTATGAACGAACAGAATACGAAGACAAGCAATGTGAATAGTAATGCGAAGATCGCAGCTATTTGCATTATTCTAGCTCCTTTGTTGCTATGATATTTCTATAGCCAATCTTTCCTTGTTCTGCGAGCGATACTAGCCGCGCAATTCTTTGCTTCTTGAATTGCCGTGCAGTTATACCAAGTGCTTTACGCGTAAATCGTGGATGACGTGCATTTGTATGTGGTGCGAATGGTTCTGATATATGCGTTGAATTGTTCATAGTTTATACCCTCCGTGCTGTGCTCTATTTCAACGCTCTTGTTATGTAAAATGTCCCGGTCAATCTACATAACTTAGTTCTCTCATAGAGTACAGCACGCAAGATATAAATACTTGCGTTGATACAGATTATATTACTTAGCCAACTTCAATCCATACTTCGCGGCTATTCCTGTTAGAGACGTTGTGCTCGCTACCGCTCGTTGCAGCTCATCTAATCCCGCATCTTTCGATGCTTGCGCACCAGCTTCAAGCTGTTCTGTAAACTGTTGCTGGCACGCGCGTGTACAGTATTCCGTCGCGTACTCAGTCGGAACACCGTCCATGAGTGCAGATGTGCGAGTGAAGTAGTGTTCGCAGGTAAAGCATTCGTACTGCGGTTCAGGAATATGTGGCATGGTTATTCGGACTCCGATGTGAATTGTAGGAATTGATCGAGTTGTTTATGTGCGCACGCTTGGCCACAGATATAATCTGATTCCTCGTCATTGATCCAATGCTGTTCTTATGCGAATGCCCAAGATACAATTACAAAACCTGTGATAATCTTACGCAGCACGAACCAATGATTCGCTTCTTTCTTTTGTATGCCACACTCTACGCAAGTATATATCATAGCTCGTGGCATGGCTCAATTCCTCTCAGAGTGCAGAATATAATGTGGCATTTGTCGGCCACCAAACTGTAGCCGGTAAGTTGCGTTATGCGCGTATCTATACGCATCAGGATCATGCATATCCGTGACGGATACCATCCTCGGCTCCATCGTTGTAAGATACGCCTGTGCTGATTCGCGTGTGCGGAATCCAGTTCGCATAGCACTAGACTTTCCATGTGTTATCCGTGCTGTGAATGTCCCAGTACCACTGGGATATACCTCTGTTATCATTTTATCTCCTCACTTTCAACTGCTAATCCTTGCATGAATTTGATATACTCTGCATCTCGTTCTGGTTCTACTTCTACATCCACAGCGATATTCGCTAACGTCATCGTATCTACAGTGTGTTCAATATCAGAGCGTGTAAATGCAAACGCATCAGGCGCAGGCTGTGAGTTGAGTAGCGCAAAGCTCGCGCTATATGTGTCCTGCTTGACGCTAATACTATTTGATGTTGCTCTACTAGCACGCGCAATTTCTTGCATATCCGCAGGCATATTTTCTATTGTCATCAACGCGCGGTTATTCGGTTGTTTTACTTTCATTTCTCGCGGTGCTAATATCTCATCCTCATTCTCACGCGCAGGCATAGGTGCGCTAATATCATGTGGATTTATCTGCATCCACCGATCCAATGCGCCTTGCCGTGCAGATATAATACGCTTCTTTCGCATTACAAGCTGATGTTGTATTTTCATATCCTCATCCCGTTGGACATCCGCGAGCATACTAACACCAGCACATAACACAGAATATCTCGCAAGCTCTTGCGAATAATCATACACAGCACGCGCTACAGCAGCACGTTTTTCCGCTATGATAAGATTATATCTCTCTTGCTGATTCGCAGCGTGGCCACAACTACGAATAAACCTCGCACGTGCAGCACGCATACGCTCTAGTTTACGCTCATACGCGCGAGATACAAGCAAGAGTTTATTGTCAGACGCAGATTCTATCTCACACTGTTCCGCGAGCAATGCTTCTGCTTCCACAATATCCTCATCGTATCTCATAACTCGTTGCTGATCTCGTTTGTTCATATATAGATAGTACACCCATCGCCACAGGCGTGTCAATAGTAAAAAGACCGAGTGTTCGGTCGTTGGCTGTGCGAGGCAACGCGCAAACCCTTTGTTATCATCAAGATGTCTCGATCCATGCCATCATATATGTTGACCTCGCTAGATGGGTGTGCCGATGCCTATCGAGGTCTGTTTTCGATATGCTGCGCTTCGCGCATATGCTCAGATTCGCTCGTATTGAATCTTTCCCTATACTCTATTAGAGTTGTGCTTTCTTCTCTATATATATTATAAAAATATTTTTTTTTTATAATACAAGAGCACTCATTAGCACAAATTCAAATCTAGCACAAACGAGATAATGCTAGAGAGAAATGCATAGAGAGAAATCTAATACGAGAGAGAAGAGGTTGGTCGGACACGCGGGCACACCCATCTAGACCACCTAACATATATGATGGCAGAGATGGGTGTATAGCGCTGATAACAAAGAGGTTGCGTGCGCCGTGTGTTAGCCAACGATGAGACACTTAGTATTTGTGTTATACGTTCTTCGCACGCATTCGCTCAATTCGTGCTGCGAGATACCAGCGAACTGCGAGAGCTGGGAATGCAGATGGACGGAGATAGAGAGATACACGCGCCTCATGCTGGAGATGTTCAGCGCGTGCTGATAGGCGATAGGTTATGAATTGTCGCAAGAGCATGACTCCTCCTTTGTTATAGATATGATCGTAAATGAATCATTGCCACAATCAGGGCAGAAAACCATGAGTTCTTCTGTACAAGGCAGATTTAGCGAGCATAACTGTTCTAGGGTTATGCGTGCTTCACAATTATTGCATACGAATAAGTGCTCCATTACATCCTCCCTTCAGCTTGTGCACGGCGGAGTAGCAAGCCGAGCATTTGCGCATGTACGCTTGTGCCTTGTGCGAGATCGTGGAGTGTAGGCGCGGAATCGCGCAGAGATGGTTGATAGTGTACGCTGTGTGGCCGTGCGAGTCCATCGCAGGAGCGCATACGGCGCATATTCTTTTCTCGCATTGCTTCAGCTTGTGCAATACGAATATACATCGCGTTTGGATTGTACGGATATTGTAGTGGCATATTGTGACCTCCATTGTGCGCACGTCCAAGACCTATGCTTGGGATATGCGCACTAGCAGGTTACAGTTCTGCAATGACAGCCAGCGATTCTTGAGCCATGCGTTTGAGATAATCGTCTTTGGACTCTGACCACTTCGCGCCGCGTTTGGATGAGTCATCGTAAATGCCTGCATTGACTTTCTTCTCCGCTTCGCGATACCGTTTGAAGTCGCCTTTGACTCGCGCGGTGAAAGTGGACTGCGCGATTGCTTGCTGCGCATCTTCGTCTTTGCCCATCATATACAGGGCGGTTTCTTGAGCATCTGTGAGTGTAATTGTAATCTGCATGGTATACATCCTACTCCAATCGGAGTCTTTCTCGCCTCATCCGTACTGGGGCTAGATTCATTATACCGCTCTCGTCAAGTACTCCGCACACTTATTCACTACAGTACTAAGTATACAACAGTAACTAAGTAGTAACTCCCTCATTATTTACTTGACACATGCCACATACTATGCTACCAATTCTATCTGTAACTCTTATGGTTACATTCTATATGTAACTAATATAGTTACATACCCACCCCCAAAAAATCGAAAAACTTTTTTCGATGGCCGGGGAGGCCCCATACAAATTTTTGAAAAATTCGTACCTACTTGTATACTAAAATCTGAAGTATACTCCAGCAGCGAAGCTGCTCGTCCGAAGGGCGGTGCTATTGGGCGATGGCCGGGGGCCTGCCCCGGAGGGGCCGCTATACGCTATTCCAATACCGCTATACCCCACGCTATACCCTATTGATTTTTTGCCCCTATCTATATATAGTAAACACAGTGCGGCGCGGGTGCGCGGGAAAGGGGAGCGGAGTATGAGCGAGTCGAATGTACTTGATAGCTTGGAGAAATTCAAAGCTAAGTATGCATGGGATAAATCCCTGGTGACTGGCCAGCCCGCTCCCTCCGCACAGCGTGGGGCCGTGAAGCGGCAACTTTTTCCTGATAATAGCATTGAGGAATTTCTAGCGCTCTCTGTGCTGGTCGAAGATATCAGTCCTGCTGGAGTGCTATAACTATGGTACACACTCCAGGAAAGCCATCCGCACTAAACCCCCGCTTGCAAATGACGTACAAGCGAATGCTGAAGATTGAGCGAATTGCACGGCTGACGCTTGATCCGAGTGGATTCAGCAATGCACAAATAGCGAATATGCTAAACTGTCATCAGCAAACAGTTGTGCTGGTTCGACAGCTCCCAGAGTTCCATGCTAAAGTCATGGAGCTGAGTTGTGGTGTGCTTTCTAGCTACGACGCGCAGTTGCGTGCGAACATCGACAACGCTCGTCAGGAACTTCGTGATATGGTTCCGACTGCTATGAATGTTATCAAAGCAGCGGCGCTGGGTAAGCTCGGAGCGCAGTTACAGTACAAGGCTGCGACTGATATTCTTGACCGCGAAGGAAATCTGGCGAAGGTTTCTAAAACAAGCGTGAGCATAGAGCAAGTGCCGAACATGCAAGTTGATCCGCTGGTCGCTGCGAATTTGCTATCCTTGCTCAGCAACGCGCCCCCAATTCAAGAAGTCCCTTGCACAAGCACACCGAACTCTTTTACCAAGAGCGGTGCTGCAAGCGAGATTACCAAGTTCGAGCTTTCTGATATTCAAACAGAGGAAAGTCTGGATCGAATGCTTGATGCTATCAAGCCAGATACACTACCGAATTAGTGCGAGGTCTACTTTAAAGAAGAATTCTGCTGCGCAATCAAGTAACAAAAGTTGGCTCTGTGCGTCCCCACTCACAACCAGAACACCTCACCAGAAGGGTTGCGTATTAGAAATGCTTGTATAACAAGTAGACCTCGCCTATTACAAATCTCTTCTGGGAAGGTGTTAGTAAAGTGGGGACAAGCGTAGCAGCCCGAAGGGCTGCGGAGCGCAGTGGCTCAGACTATCCACGGAGCCGCCGAAGGCGGCGCTCTCCGCGCAAAAGGAATATAGATGAGCTACACTACTCACGATCTAAAAGATGTAGCTGACGCGGAGCAGGAATATCTATATAGTGAAACTGGTGGTTTATACCTTCCTGGCTCAGTAACCTCTAGTTGGAAAATGCTTCCTCCGATTCACAATGATCCTACTACGCTCCGAATGATTCATCGATTGAATTCGCAGGGTTCTTTATTTTACTTCGCAACCCGCGTACTTGGAAAGAGTAGATTTCAGAAGAATCCAAATCCCGAACAAAATTTGCATTATCAAATGTGTAAGGTTGTAGAAAAGGATGGAATCAAAGATTGTATTGAAATTCCTCGCGGACACTATAAATCCACAACATACACAGAATGCTACTCACTCTGGCGCGCTCTTTCATTTACTTACGAAGATGAATTATACATGCGTGCCCTCGGTTACGGAGATCGCTGGATTCAATGGATGAAGTATGTACATAATCAAGATATACGTATCCTCCTCGCATCCGAAGTTATTACAAATGCCTCAAAGTTGGGTGTTAGATTGCAGGGGCATTATCAGAATAATGATATATTTAAGCATGTATTTCCTGAGATATTGCCTGACGCAAGTTGTACTCAAAACAAAGAATCTTTCTGCCAGATGCGCACGAAAGGTTCAACAGCACAGGGCGAAGGAACTTTCGATTTCATTGGAGTAGGTGGCGCATTACAGTCACGACATTATGATATTGTGATTCAGGACGATCTTGTAGGTCGGGAAGCATATGAATCAGATGTTACAATGGCGAAGACTATTGAGTATCATAAGTATCTTGTAGGTGCATTCGACGCAGAGCAAGATGATGGTGGGCGAGATAATGACGAGCTTGTAGTTGGAAATCGGTGGAGTTATAAAGATTTAAATAGCCATTTGAGAGAGCATGAAACTTACTTCAATTTCACAACGCATAGCGCGCTGGGTGGCTGCTGTCCGCTCCACCCTTTCGGGATTCCTATTTTTCCCGAATCGTTTAACTATGAAAAGTTGGCTCGCTATCGTAAGCGTCTCGGTACTTACATTTTTTCTTGCCAGTATCTTAACGCGCCAATAAATCCGAGTGAGGTAAAATTTAAACTCAAGAATTTGCGCCGTTTTGAATTTGTAAAAGACCACTCTTTTACATACATGGATGTGATTCCATTCGACTCAAGCGGCAAAACACGCACGCGCACGAAAGTAAATATCCGGCACAAAGTATTAGATGGTGATGTAGAAGAGGACATTAGCCCTCGTAATCTCAAACGCTACATGATAGTCGATCCTAATCATTCAGGAAACGATGGGCGCTGCCGACATGCTATCACAGTTACTGGAATCGCAGAAGACCCTCGCAGGATATACCTTCTAGATGTATGGGCAAAAGCGTGTGGTACTGATGAATTTATCGGAGTTATGCTAGATCTTGCCGTCAACGTATGGAAGCTGGATTGTATCTATATGGAGACTATCGCCGCCCAAAAATATCTCAAGTACCACATGGATTACATAATCAAAGAAAAAGCAGCGCGTGATCCGAGATATGCAGCACTTACAATCAAGGAGCTACAAACTCCGAAAACAGCAAATGCTAAGAAAATGCGAATTGAAGGACTCGGCCCGATATTTTCTCGTGGTGAGTTCTGGATCAACACAGTAGGTATGGAAGAGTTCATCGAAGAATTTGAATCATACCCAAGTGGCAGATTAATTGATGTACTTGATACTCTGGGTTACGGCCCACAGGTCTGGGATTTCGACACAAATACTGACGAGATAGAATTCGAGATTCTCCGTCGGAAAGAGCAGTATAAACGAAATATACATAATTCGTCTGTGGGGTATAATTAAATGAACATGGTCACATTGCCAGATAGTTTAGTGATTTGGCTGGCGAGTCTTTTTACTGCTGGATTGGGTGCATTTTTCACATTCTGTGTTCATTTGCTTATTAAGATGAATGGGACACTAACAGATATGGCAAGAACGGATGCGGAGTATAAAGCTACGATTGAGGCGCGACTTGAATCATTAGAACGGCATGATCGAGCTAATCAAGCACAAGGAACTTTGCTCACTCAATTTTTGAGAGAACATATCACAACAACAGGAGAATAACATGAGTATGACAAGTATTTTGAAGGATGTGGTAGACAGTCCGGTTGTATTGGCAAAGGATATTGCGAAGGTATTTACTATCGTCGCAAAAACTGATAAGGTGATTAATACGCTCGTAGCTGATCGCACTAAAATCAATACTATGCTTAAAGCGGTATTGAATGGTGCGCTTGCTATTGATGGTGATATTGCCACGGTTATTGCAGCTGAGGGATTGAATTGGACAGCGGATACTGCGATTGTTGCTGATGTAGAAGCATACTTTAAGAACGTAATTGAAGCACAGCTTATTCCAGTGGTAGAGAAGGTGTATGAGGATATTAAGGTGGATGTAGTTACTACTGTTGCCGCACCCACTGCAAGTGCTGTAGCTGCTGGAATGTCCCCTACTCCGTAATTAAGAAAGGAGAAAAAATGGACAGTATTACAAAGTTCTTAACCGAGATTGGAAATCTTCCACACGCATTTTGGGGTGTGTTGATTCTTTTCTCCTCTATGATAATTGCAGTACATTACAACATGGCGATTGGATATTACTTCGCTGGTGTTGGTTCGACACTTCTTGGAATCAAAGGGATAACAAACAATGCCAGCAATTCGTCCAGTCAAGATTAATTTCGGGAAGGACGCCACAGAGGATATGTGGAAGTGGGTGGAGGAAACTACTACTTACTGGTATGAGCGCACGCGGAATTTCCGTGAGAGTAAGCTAAAAGAGTTTGCCAGATTGTACAAAGGCACTCCTCTCACGGAGAACCGTGATATTCCGTGGCCGGGCGCATCGAATATTGAAATTCAAATCGTAGCCTCGAATTCTGATAATCTACTCGCGCGAGTAATGGCTATGTACATGACTGATCCGCTGTGGTCAGCAAAGATTTATGGTGATATTGAAGCAGGAAAGGGAGATGACCAGCGTTCTGCTACCGAGAAATTTCTTAGCAACATGGCACTTGATCCTGCTGAGTTAGATTTTTATCGTGTAGAGGAAGCATGGTTCTCCTCCACGATTCGTAATGGCACAGGGATTATTAAATTCCCGTGGCTGTATCATGTGGAGACTCAGTATGTTTCCACAGGGGATATGGACTCGGCAGCGGCGAAATATGAGACGAAGGATGTTATTCGTTTTGATGGCCCACGTCCTGAGAATGTGCCACTGAATAAGTTTCTTACAGATATTTCGTATCAGAAACTCGAAGATTCTAAGTTCAAATGTCATATAATGACATGCTCGCGGAAGACGCTGGAGGATAAGAAGGCACTTAAATTCTTTGATGATAAAGCACTAGATAAGATTATCGCGCAGCCAGATCGTTCACAGTCGGATGTGCTTCAAAATTATAACGAGCGCAATCAGGGCTTGCAAGATACTGGTTCTGGCTCTCTTTCTGACGAGTATGATATTTATGAATGCTGGTATCGGTATCAACATAATGGGGAGAATCTTCGGCTTGTATGCTTGCATCATCCAGCGAGCAAAACGAGATTAGCGGCATTCTATAATTACTATCCAGATAACATGGATATATTCGAGGATGCTAAGCTCGCATATGATGATGACCAGTATTATGGTTATGGTTTTGCTGAGATGTTGAAAGCGTATCAGGATGAGATTTCTGAGCTGCATCGGCAGCGAATTAATGCGAAGACGTTAGCAAATAGTACAACATTTCGTATTAATAAGAATAGTAAGTTGCATTCAATATTACAGTTCTATCCCGGTGTTTTAGTACCAGCAGATCAAAATGAAATAGAGCGACTTGATACTGGAAATTTACAAGCTGATAATCTGGATGGCGAGAATATCTCACTCGCTCTTGTAAAAGAGCGCACCGGAATTGACCCAGCTACAGGAGGTACAGGTGGCGGGATTGTCAATAGCAAACGAGGAATTTATAGCAGCCAAGGGACTTTCGCAGTCCTACAACAGCAGAATTCTAGAACTGGGCTGCGCATGTCCGATATGCGAAGTGCTCACAGCAGGGCGGGAACCAAGTTCGCAAAGATGTATGCTAGTTTCGGTCTCGGAAAAAAGCTGCGTCAATTCGGTGATAATGCAGAAGCACTCCGAGATGCGTTTGAGAATATCAAATCTGGAAAACTTGGTTTATCGGTACGTGCGTCTACGGCGTCGATGAATAAGGAATTGGAGAAGCAGAATGATATTATGCTCTCTCAAACGCTCACGCAGTTGTATACGCAGGATGCTCAGATGGTGCAAGCACTTGGAACTCCTGGAATACCGCCTGATTTGAGTGCTTATTACATAGATGTGCTTCGTGCAAAGCAATCGCTTTATAAAGAAATTGTACAAAACTTTGGCCACGATGATGCAGCACGGCTAATTCCAGTTCCTTCGATTATCAAGCAAGGGAGACAAAATGAACCTAATGCACAGCAAAGCGCTCCTGGCCAACCCCAAAGTGCGCAATCTCCCGGAGGAGGAAGCCCTCAAGCAGTTAATGGGGGCCAAGTTAGCAATCAAGGCGCTATTCCAACTACCAGCGGGACAATTTCTGCTGGAGTACCTGCTGGCACAGGCGGATCAGTATAAGGATGATTTCTTTGATAAGCAGGATGCAACCCCGGAGGATAAGGCGTATCTCCGGGGGCAGTTGCAAGTGTATGATGATATTATTGGCTTAGTTGCTTTTATGAATGCTTTTAGAGTAGCACCAAATCAGCAATAGGGAGATGACTATGGGATGGTTTAGACAGAAAGATGGGTCGTTAGCGCCCAGAGCGGATGATGATAATGTGGGGCTTGAAGATGTAGAGTTCAAGCCAAAGGAATTTCAGGAAAATCTTGATAAGACGCTTGCTGAGAAGTTTACTGCGCTGGAAACTAAGCAAGCGGAAGCAATGAAGCCTATGCAGGAAATGGCTGAGTTGATGAAAACTGAGCGTGCGGAGCGTGCTGCGGCTGAGGCTAAACGTGCGGCTGTTGCTAAAAAAGAAGAGCAGGGAGATTTTGGTGAGCGAATGATGCTTGATCCTGAATCTGCGATTGATGAAAAATTGCAGGGAACGAATCGTGCATTGATGATGCTTGCATCGCGGGAAGCAAAGCGTGAGACGCTTGGGGAGAAAGAGTATTATCACGGCGCGGTAAAAGAGCGCACAGATGCTTTGATCGAGTCTCTTCCGCTTGCACAGCGTTCAAACTCTGGTTCGCTTGAGAATTGCTACAAGATTGCTTGCTTTGACCATCAGAAAGAAATCACTGAGGGAAAAATCAAAGCTCGCAATACAAGCGGAATTTTCGAGGGCGGTTCTACAGGAGCACCGAGTGGTGGAAAAGCTGGCGAGGATTCTACAACACTCACTGAGGATGAAAAGAAGATTGCTAAGAATTTTGGTATGAGTGAGAAGGAGTGGGGAGCTAGTAAACGGGAGATGACTTATGTCTAATAACAAGCAGGATGTTGAGGAAATCACCGCGGATTTGCGCGGTGATGATATGAAAGCAGCGGCTGCTACTGTGAAGCATGTGCTTGCTAAACCGCCACTTGTAGTTGATGATGCGAATAAGCCTTTAACAGCAGCGGATGTTTTGAAACTCTCGCAGGATATTGAGGCGAGTGTGCGTAAACAGATCGCGGAAGCAAAGTTTGATGCGGGACTTGTTGGGCAGGTTCTCCCAAAACGCGCAGCACCAATTACAGATTTCTCAAAAGTAACTCTCGATCAAGTTTATGATCTTGATTTCCCAATAGAAGCCAAGCCCTTTATGAGTGCTGATGGGCTTGCTATTACACTCAAAGATGCCAATTATGAACCGCGATGGGTGAATAAGAATCCACAGCGAATTGGCGAGCTTATGGGGAAGGGTTTTACTTATATTGAGCCAAATGATTTGCATGATGAGGCAAGTAAGAGAGCAATTCAACCCTCTCTCGATGCAGATGGACATTATTCAATCAACGATGTTGTAGCAATGAAAATTGATAAGGATACATATTACAGGGCATTACGATTTGCGCACGAGCGTGCTGTGGGGCTTACGAAGAACACAGAGATTCATAAACGCGCAGCGCGGGGTGCAGAACAGTTTATGTCAAAATCTGATAGCCGAAATGATTATCAGGGTGCGAAAACGCAGAACAAGATGGAGTTTTATTCTCCAGACGTAACAATTTAACAGCGAGGTTTTAACTATGGCAGGACCGAATCTTACTTATCATCAGCCGATTTCCGTGGTGGAGACTATTACAGGTCTTACGCCATTGACTTCGGCTCAACTTGAAGCAGCGGGGCAGACTTTTAAAATGGGAACCCCCGTAGAGCTTGTGTCTGGATTTGTTCAGGCATGGGATGGGACTACAGTCACGAATGCGATTGCCGGGTTTACTCTTATTCCGGGATCAAATCTTGGTACGGCAGGCAAGGGTGCTCCAGGGGCATTTGGACAAGTTGGGCCACCTACTGCTATTCAGACGTATGGCAATGTGCCTAATCAGCCGAGTGCTTTTAATATCGCAGTTGGTACTCCGACTACAGATGGGCGTACGTTGTTTGAGAATTCTGTTGCGCCGAGTATTTTTGAAGCTACGTTCGATGATTCGACTGGTACTACGGCCGCAAATTATACTCCTACACAGGCTATGATTGGCACACAATTTGGCCTCACGATTGATGCTAGTGGTCAATGGTATGTCGATGCTGCGAAGGTCACTGCCGGAACAAATACTGTTGTTACGTTAGTTGATATTAATCCTATTGACCAGACAGCAGTTGGCGGTGTTTATATTGTGAACGCTCGCGTACGCTTTCAGGTTCTCTCCACAGCAGCTCAAATCGTACTCTAACAATTCAGCACTAAGAAGGATATAAATTATGGGAACACAAGTTCGTGGAGCATTTGCCAAACTTATGGCCCCAGGTTTGCACAAAATCTATGTTGATGCACTTGAGACGGAACAGCGTGCTGAAGAGTATCAGGCAATTTTTAATGTGAAAACCTCGGACTCCGAGTATGAGCAGGACTTGAAGATGGCTGGATTTGGCCCGCTTCAGGAAAAGCCGGAAAATACGCCCGTAGCGTATACTGAAATGATTCAGGGTGGCGATAAGCGATATTACCATCTGACATACGCGCTTGCTGTGCGGACTTCCAAGGAACTTTGGCAGGATGCGAAGTACGGCGTTATTAAGACGGCTCCGAAAGCACTGGCGCGGTCTATTCGATATACTAAGGAAATTGTTGCGTTCAATATCCTGAACCAGGGATTTTCCGCGAATGTAACGACTACTGATGGTATTTCGTTGTTCAATAATGCACATCCACTGCTTGGTGGCCCTTCTGCTACTTCGACGTGGGCTAGTTTGCCAAATCTTATCAGCGCAGCCGGGACTTTCCCGAATCGTCCTGCAACTGATATTGATTTGTCTTTCACTGGCGTGCAGCTTGGCACTACGCAGTTTGAGCGGTTGGTTGATTCTCAGGGCTTGCCGATTAATCTGAAGCCCACAAAGGTGCTAATTGCTCCTGAGAATCGTTTTCTCGCGCGTGAGATTTTTGGCTCTAGCGGGAAGCCTGCAACGGATACTAATGATATTAACTCGTTGCTTGGGGAAGACCTGAGCTACATGGTGTGTCATTATTTCACGAACGCCGGCCCGTGGTTTATGACTGCGGACAAGAAGAATCATTCGCTTACTGTTTTCATGCGGCAGAATCCTGAGGACGAGTTCGATGAGGACTTTGACACAGGTGCGATGAAGCAGAAAACTACGATGCGTATGTCTGCGGGTGCTACAGATTGGCTGGGAACTTGGGGCAGCAACGGCGCTTAATTTACCGTAAAAACCAGCGGAGCTAGACGTACTATGACCAAACCTCTTCACAGAGTTCTTTGATTCATAGTACGTCGGCCCCACTAGATTTGGCCCTCTCCCCCGTCTAGTGGGGTTTTTCTTGGGGAATGGAGATTGTATGAATGTGACAATTTGTGAAGCTATTGCGAGAATGGAAGGCTTTGGGGTGGTTGGTGGGCGGGCGACAAGGAATAATAATCCGGGAGATATTGAGTTTGGAGCGTTTGCGCATTCGTTTGGGGCGTTGAGGATTGAGACTATTCCGCCTCCACGGACTCCGAGATTTGCGTATTTTCCAACTGTGGAAGCAGGATTCGCTGCGATGCGCGCGCTACTGAAACAGCATTATGCTGGGCTTTCGATTGCGGATATGATTTATAAGTATGCTCCTCCGGTGGAGAATAACACGGAAGAGTATATTAATAATGTCTGCGCATGGACAGGACTTACACGAAATATACTTATTGATAATTATCTGTAGGAGGATGTATGAGCTACGGACTTCCGAATAAACATACATCTAATGAGGGTGCGTGGGCATTCTGTGGGAGATGCGGGGATCGTACTCCGATTACGAAGTTACAATGGCAACGTGGAAAATTGCTGGACGCGAAATGCTTTGATGCATACCCGCTAATTGGACAAATCGACAAAGCAATCGCGGATGCCGAGAGCACATTTATTTTTGAACCAGATTTAATGCCCGATCCAAAACTAACCATGCCGTCACTTGACGGAAGTAATGATGATATATTCATCTAGGAGATTAAATGGCAAATAACATCAGTGCGAATCCTTGGTATTTGGATACCGCGAGTACGAATCTCGTATGGTCAGGGCGAATTTATATTAAGGAAATGATCTGGAATGATCCGACAGCGGCAGCGCAGCTGGTTGTAAAGGATCAGAATGGAAATGTTATTATCAATAAAGTAGCTGCTACTACTGATCCATTTCCCACCGGGACGCTTGGGTGGGTTAATGGGCTGGTGGTTACTACTATGACTTCCGGTACACTTTCGGTCTTTATTAATAAGTAATAGGACAAAACTATGCCTAGCGGTCTTCGTAAAACAACCGGGAATCACTTCGAGATTTACTACGAAGAACCGTGGGGCGGAGTTGCGTCGAACAAGAGTCCGGTGGATATTGATCCGAATCAATGTGTTACGCAGGATGGAGTTGTGCTGCGGAATGGATTGATGTGTTACTCGAATATAGCGAGTCAGAATAGCAAGTGGGATTTGGAGCTTATTCCACCGACTACGCCTCCGAGTGATCCGCCGGTTGTACAAACGCTTACTGGCGTTAGTTGTGCTTTTAGCGATTTTTTGGGCAGATTTAGCTTGTTTTCTCCTTATGGCTATTTTGGTACTGGAACATTTACAGTACCAGATAGTAGCATCGTAACAGTCGGGCAGACATTTATTTATACATATACACCTACTGGCTATCCTGTGCCTATTTATCTACTACAAGTAGTTACTGCGATACCAAATGGTACTACTTTTATTAGTGGTTTAGTGATACCTATATCATCTGTACTCCCGTATGGCGGAGTTTTGGTAGCAGTAGAATCAGGCGGTATAGCTCCACCTGTAACTGGCGTATTAACATATTTCACGCAAAATACCTCCATACCAACTACTCCTACTAATAGCACGTTTACAGTTACTTCAGCGACGCCCTCGCTTGTTGTAGGTGCTTATGCTACAGTATTGAGTTTCGCTGTTTCTGCATTGCCAGCAAATTTTTATTTCGGAATGTCATTTACATATACCAGCGCCACCGAGGCTGGATTAAATGGTACTTATGTAGCTCAAGAGACTCCAAATACTACTACGATTGTCGTCTCTTGTAACATACCCACGATATATACTGCGGATACAGGTGGCACGGCAGCGTACTTTAATACCGCAATACCATTTCCTATTATTCCCGCGGGATACTGGATAAATGCTGTCGCGTGTTTGATCTTTAATTGTGCAAATTATCTCTGTGCTGTAGATCAGTACGGGAATGCGTATATTGCCACGCTACAGACAGATGGCACGATTAAGTTTCAATTTGATCTTAGTGCTACGGATGGGCCTACTCTTACTCACGGACTTCCAGTAGCAGTTAAGGTTGTGGCTGGTGTTGCGTATATTAGTGTGTATAGTACGAGTACACTGTATGCATATACGCCTAGAACCAGTTACGTTGTAGCCACAACATATACCGCAGGTCAATTCATCGACATACTTGATGAATACATGCTTCAATTAAATTGTAACTCAACTGTGGATGGCGTGCAGCCTACGCTTGTAAGTTGGAGTTCTCCCGATGCGTTTAGTATTTGGGACCCTTCTATTAATCGGACTGCCGGATTTCAATTACTTACTTCGGTAGAGGATTACATATCAGGATTTATCGCTGT